GCATGGCAATTGATCGACGTGAACATCAAAATAAAAGGTGGTAAGAATCTGCCGTTAACGTATGAGGATTTGATCGTGTTGGACAAAATTTTAAATAAAGAGGATTATCATTGATGAAAACAATCGGATGCATGGCCACGTATGAAAAACGAGCCAACACAAGACAAAAGGCGATTGATTCGATTCAGCCGCAATTGGATGAATTTTGGTTGATGGACAATTCGTCAACCGATTTGGACAGGGCAGATAATGCAAAATTTCATGCACTTGACCACATTGACGAACCTTGTTTCATGTTCTTGCTTGACGATGATTTGACTTATCCACCTGACTATGTTGAAAAGATGATCATATCGATTCAGAAATTTGATTGCATCATCACCTTGCACGGGCGTTTGTTGCTCGGTGAGGGGCTAAACTATTACAAAGCGCACAAATCCTTCCATTGTCTTGGTACGGTTCCCGAATCGCAAGTGATTGACGTGGCTGGAACAGGTGTGACAGCATTCGATACAAGATATTTCCATCCGAAAGGTTTGGCAAGTGATCCACGACTTCGAATGTCGGATCTTCTGTTCAGCTTAGAGGCCGCCAAGCAACAGAAAACAATCGGAGTTCTTAAACACAAAGCCGGATGGATTAAACACATCAACAACAAAGAAACGATATTCGACACTGAATCGAAAGATTGTCGGATTCAGAATGAGATTGCAGACAAAATATTCAAATTAAATTATGATTGAAAAAGTTAAAATACCTGAAACGGTCGCAGATATGCCGATAAGCAAAGCGAAGTTCTTTGTTGAATTAACAGAATTAGCAGGCGAGAACGTCGAACCTGATTTCCTTGCAAAACTTGATGCGGTCCAGGTGTCGGATTTGAACGCGGTTTTCTTTGAAAGCGCACCTGATCACTTCGACAGATACACGGACCATTCAAATCGTGTTATATTGGCGAACATTCTTGAATCGGCATCAAAGTACACCGAAAACAAACCGAGGGCTGAAATCGTCGATAACGGCACGAAATACGTATTGAATCTTGACTTCACCGATCAGCCTGTTTCATTTCACCGTGACATCAAATCAATTGATCCAAGAACGGGCATGGTTGATATTATCGGCATGATGTATATTGAGGATGGTTTGGTTTACAATGAAATAGACAAATCGAACAAAATCAAAAATCCTCGCCGTGAACGTGGCGAGATTCTCGAAAAGCATTTCAACCTTGCTCAATATTTAGATTTGAAGGCTTTTTTTTTGCAGAGTTGGAAAGGGTTAACGCCTTATTCAAGCGAACGACAAAGGGAACTGGTTCAAAGGAAAAAAAATGGGACTGGGAAAAATCAATCGACTACGTAGCAAAGCGATTCAACACAACATGGGAGGACGTTGTATCCTGGAACATTGTTGTTTTCATGTATAAGTCGGACTTCATTCAGGACGAAATCGCAGAGGAACGATTGAGGTCTAAAAAATAATTATTATTTTAGTGCTAAATCAAAACGGAAAACATGAACGGAATAAACAAAGCACATCACCTTAATTTTTTAGACAATTCAATTCCAGATAAATCAGTTCAGCTTATCATTGCCGATCCTCCTTATTTTCAGGTTAAAGGTGAATTTGATTTCATTTGGAAAACGTTTGACGACTATTTAAAAGACGTTGAAAAATGGGCGATTGAATGCAAAAGGATTTTAGCGGATAATGGGACTTTGTTTTGGTGGGGGATGGATAGAAAAATTGCCTATGCTCAAATAATATTAGATAGGTACTTTTATTTAATTGGCACTCTTGTTTGGGAAAAACCAAGCAACCCTAATGAATGGGACACGAGAAGAACATTTCCAGAACGTGGAGCAGAACGACTACTTATGTATAGCAATGAAGAGGATGTAACAGGATTGGAGCAAATAATTGAGCAGTATATAAAACCGAAAAACCCGTTTAGCTTATACTTGCAAGATGAATTTAAAAAGGCGAAAGTAACACGAAAAGAAATTGCAAAGCTATTCCCAAGCAAAACAGGAGGCTTAACGGGATGTGTTTCAAACTGGCTAAATGGCGACAACGTAATAACAGAAGAACAGTATTTGAAAGTCAGAAAATATTTGAACAACGAATATTTAAGGAAAGAGTACGAATATTTAAGGAAAGAGTACGAAGATTTAAGGAAAGAGTACGAAGATTTAAGACAGGAATTTGAACACAAAAGGAGGTATTTCAAAAATGATTTAGGATTAACAGACATATTGAGATTTCCAAGAGAAATAAATTATTGCGACCACCCAACAAAAAAACCCGAAAAACTTACAAGAGCATTAATTTTAACTTGTTCCCGTCCAAACGACATTGTGTGCGTTCCGTTTGCAGGTAGTGGAACAGAGTGCGCCATGAGCGCAAAAGAAGGACGTAGATTCATCGGATTCGATGTTGAAAAAAAATATGTTGACATGACAAACGAAAGATGCAGGCCGTTTTTAAATCAACTGACTATTTTCGATCTTGGTGCGTAATTAGAAAATAATACTTATATTGCAGTCCGTTTTGATGATTATTCCAATTATCATGTTTTAGTTTTAAGGACAAAGGGGGATGTTTCGGCATCCCTTTTTTTGTTTCAACAAACCGTTGATTTTTCTATCTTTATAGTAATGATCAAAGAATATCTAAAGCAATTCGGAACAGAGCGCGAGGAAATCAGGACAAGTCCTAACAGTATTTTGGGACAAGTTTTAGAACAATTCGCAAAAGACACAGTTGAGGAAATGAAAGATGCCGTTCGCTATGGGAGTGGTAATTTGCAGAGGTCAATCGGTTATGAACCTATAAAATTCGAAGATGGCAAATTTGTTATCAACTTCCTTGCGGATGATTATTGGGATTATTTGAATAGTGGTGTTGACGGTGTTCAACAATCAGCAGGAGCAATCCCGAATGTAAAAGACGGCGTTGTCCAATCCTTTAAAACTCTTAATCCGTCGCCTAAAATGGTCGAAGCGTTTGGAGGTGGTGCGAATTATGGAAGGAACGGCGAGCAAGGGAAAATGCAAAATTGGATGGCTGAAAAAGGTATCATCGCGGATGATGGCGATTATAATTCCCTTGCCTACTTACTAGCACGAGCGACAAAACGTGACGGAATCGAACCGTCTAACTTTGTAAATGATGCATTTTCCGAACAACGAATTGAAAAAATGGAACAACTACTTTTAGATAAATTAAACGAAATACTATAAAATGGCCGTCACGATACATCAGACACCCGATTCATTCACACCGTCAGACAATCCCGTTGTTTGGACTTTTTCCAGCGATCAAACGGCACAAGATAATTTCTATTTTGTTGTAAAGGTTTACATTAACGACACGTTGATTTCAAATGAAGTCGTTTTCCCTGAATCGGGAATATACGCAAGATATGACGCGTCGAATCATTGTTCCAATTATTGCACATTACCTGCATTAGGTTCGGACCTGATTGCAGATGCGGCGAACTATTGCGAATGCCGAATAACAATCGTTGAAAGGTACGGGACACCGGCAACCGATCAAGCAAGCACAGCAGGAACGAACATTGTTGCATGGAAAGCACGAATGACGGACGAGGATTTCATCGCATGGGATTCGACTAACTACATTTATGGCGCACCTGGATTGTGGCTAAACGACTTACCATACACGCCAAAGGTCAGAGAGGAAAACGAATCGATCAGGCTGTTGATGATCAACGACGAAACATCGATCACAGCGTTCAAAGTTGAACTATTCGATTCGGACGGCGTTTCAATTGTATCAGATACGCTCAATTTCACGGCGACATCGTTTCAATTATTGATTTGCAATGTTTCACCTGCGGTCATTGTTGCGTCAGCTTTGGCAATCACAACAGCGAATTTTGAAGCGGCTGAATATTACGAAATATCTGCGAATGCAGGCGCAGGAATGCAAACGCAAAGAATTGACATCGATCGTTCACTTGTTTATTCGACCTACAAACGTTTCCATTTCTTTTCGCAATGGGGTTCAATCGATTCACTTTCAATCGGATTGTTGACGCGTCGAATGGGTTCTGTTCAATCAAAAGGGTATATCAGGACGTTCGGTTCATGGAATGGCAGTTCGTTCGAATTTGGCGATCAAAACGGACGTGACATTGATTATTCAAAAACAATTGAACGTGAAATGAAATGTGTCACCGATTGGCTACCGCAAGCCGTTCAAAATTGGATCATTTATAATTTCATTGCATCGCCTGCGGTTTGGGAGGAAGATGGAACAGATGCATCATTGATCAGGCGAGCAGTGAAAAACCGAACTATTGAGGAAAAGACAACCGAAAACGACATCATCTTTCTTGAAGAAATTATGGTAAAACTACCAACGTACAAAAGCGCGGTTTTATGATTCAACTGTTTATTAATAACAAAGAAATAGACATCAGCGAAGGGATTGACATTCCGTTGACGTTTTCACAATCGGATGCAAAGAATCCCGAAAAACGCAAAAGGAATTTTTCAAAGACAATCAAGATTCCAGGAACACGGAAGAACAATTTGTTTTTCCAATCCGCTTACAATTTGCACATATCCGACGTTTACGGTGATTTGATCGGGTTTGATTTCGATCCTACACTTCGTTACCCTGCAAGGGTGTTGAGAAATGGAAAACCTATTTTCAAAGGTTCGGCACAATTGGTGAAAGCGGTGACACGTTCGGACCTTACCAACGGCAGACAAAACGAATTTCACATCAATTTGTTTTCCGAGATTGTCGATTTGTTTCAGGCGTTAGGTGATATTAAGGTCAGCGAATTAGGTTGGTCGGCGTACAATCACACGTTGAACGTCACCAACATAGAAAACAGTTGGACCGCCGCAGTCGGTTCAGGGTATTGGTACCCGTACATCCATTTCGGATATTCTCAAAATCCGCTTAGAATCAAAACGAATCAATTGCGGCCTTATGTTTACGTGAAGGAGATCGTCGAAAAGTGCTTTGAATATGCTGGTCTAAGTTTATCGGGTGCGTTCTTTGATTCCGATCCGCTTAACAAATTGACATGGGGTTCATCGGGTGGCAATCAGGTGACCATATCATCAGCCGAGGCAGACGAACGATTGATTTCATTCACGGGAACGGGAACAGATACATTCGATGTTCCTGTTTCTGATATTGACGTGGTCGGTGTGAACTTTTGGTCCATCATGGAATCAGAACGGGCCTATCAATACAGCGACAATGACTATATTTCAATCGTTGAGGTTCAGGATGATTTGTCACAAATGGACGAATCAACGGGTTTCATGGTCGTAGCGAATGCAGGCACTTATTCAATGGACTTCAATTCAAACGTTCGAATTATCTATCAGTCAGTTGGCGCACTTGCGACAGATAAGGAATATGAAATCGATTTGATTGCGCGCGTTCTTGTTAATGGTGCGGTGATCAATACCGAAACTTTTTCAATCTACGATACAGCCGCAGGCGGTTCGGGACTTGTTGCGGTTAATTTATCGCAGGAACTTGATTTGACAGTCGGTGACATCGTCCAAGTTGATTATCGATTGATCAGCAAGGCACGATTCAAGAATACAGATGGTTCACTAAGGATTCAATTCGATTTGATTTCAAACACGATGCAACTTTCAGCGGTTCAAACGGACATCGTTGACGGTGACACGGTTGTCCTTGCGAACTACGTTCCAAATATGAAAGCTCGTGATTTCATAAACGACATCATCACGATGTTTAACCTTTACATTTCAGATCCGAACAATGATGGCGAGGTCGTGATGTTATCAGAACAAGATTATTTTTTCGATACGGACAACGTTGACAATTGGACCGATAAACTAGACAGAGGTTCAGACATAGAAATCGTTTCAGGCGTTAATATTGAGGGGAAAAAATACCGATTCAGATGGGCGCAAGATCGCGACTATTATAAACAACTTTATTTTGACACAGAGGGCGAGGATTACGGCGATTATACATACGAAGTTCCGTCAACATTTAAGAAAGGCGACAAGGTGTATCAGTTAGGTTCAGCGCAATCATGCCCGAATCAAATTGAATTGACTGACATTATTATTCCGCAGATATTACAAAAGGATGAGGCGACGGGAGTAGTCAAACCGCACAAAGGAAAACCGCGTTTCTTTTTTAATAACGGAACAACGGCAACGACAACGGGATGGATTCTGATCAATTCCGATACAGATGCGGAAACAACCGAAGCAGTCTATCCACAAGCACACCATTTAGATGACATCGACACGCCTGCATTCGATTTGAATTTCGGTGTTCCGAATTACGTTTTTTATGATGCCTCAGCGTACACGGCTAACAATTTATTCACGGCTTATCACAATAAATTTATTCGACAATTGACAGGACGTGATTCAAAACTTGTCACAGCATGGTTCAAATTAGACGAATCTGATTTGTACGATAATTTCATGCGACGGCTTGCTTTAATTGATGGGGTTGTATATCGAAAAAATCTGATCACGGACTATCTTGCAAACAGTGGCAACCTTGTCAAAGTTGAATTGCTTCGAATATTAGAAGGGCAACAAATCAACATTCCTGGACTTGACAATACAGGCGTACCATTTGAGCCGAACGGCGGATCAACGTCAGGCGGTCAGGCTGAAACGGGCGATTTCGACACGATTAGTTTTCAGCAGTCTTATTTGGTCGATACAACGTCGGGCGATGTTACCGTCCGATTAACACCACAACAGCCGCAAGTGATTCCGGGTGATCCGAATCCGCCTCCAATTCCATACAGCGGAAACACGGAAGGACAGATATTCCATATCACGAAAGTGGCAGGAAACAACCGTGTGATTTTGGAAGGACAAAACGGCGCATTGATAAACGGACAACCGACATTAGAAATATTAAACGATTACGACACCGCAACCATTCAGATGAACGGGGGCAATTATTATTTAATTTAGATATGAGTTATTACGGCACAACAGATTGGCTAGTTCAGGTTTCAAAAGGACAAGTTCCTGGACATTCAATCGTTCATCAATTCGGCAAAAATACGGCAGTGACATCAACGCTTGCTCCTGTTTGTAATGGTGGTAATTATCAAACACCAACAGCGGCGGCAAGTCTTGAAATTTTATCCAATCAATCACAAGATCAACCAGGCGCAAACGGGGCGCACAAAGTTATTGTCGAGGGGCTTGATTCGTCTTGGAATGTGCAAACAGAACAGGTCACATTAAGCGGAACAACACCCGTTGCGCTATCAAATCAATTTATACGCGTTTTTGGAATGTATGTGAGCGAATCGGGCAGATATGCAAATCAAGCGCAAGCATCTCAAAGGGGAACATTAACCTTGAGAGGCGCAGGAGGTGGCGCAACATGGGCGACTATTCCAACAATTGCAACAAATTTCGGTGCAGGCGAATCATTAATAGGAGCATACACCGTACCAGCAGGCTATACGGCGTTCATTTTATCACAAATTTTTTCCATTGATGGGAATAAATCTGCAAACCTTTATTTTTTTAATAGGTCAGATGCAAACGATGTATCATCGCCATATACGGGAGTGATGAAAACACAAAGCATTTATACAGGTGCATCAAATGTTTATCAATTTGAACATAAGGCGAACAAATCATATTCAGAATATACAGATATTGGATTTCTTGCAAGTTATACAAGTGGTGGCACGGTATCGATAGCGGTTGAATTTGAACTTTTATTAATTGACAACACGTATTTATAATGGCAGAAAGAGAAATCACGGTTAGTTTAAAATTAGATCCGAAAGGATTTGAACAAGGTGCAAACGTTGTTGAAAGTGAATTGCAACAAATTGAAAAGCAAGCCCAGAAAACGGATGCATCAATCAAAGAAATCGGAAACGAAACGCAGGGAGTTGATAATTTTCGAAATAAACTTGACGAAATAAACCAAAGGGTAAACAGCGGTGAATTAGACTTTCGACAGTTACGAAAAACAATGCAAGATTATCAAAGTATTGCATTGGCCGCAGGTAGGACTTCTCCAATAGGTCAAGAAGCGTTGCAACAAGCCGCCGGATTGCGTGACAGACTTGATGATTTAGATAAGGAAGTGAAAAACCTTGCTAACGATTCTGTTAATTTGCAAGCATCAATGCAACTAGGACAGGGGATTTTGGCAGGATATTCAGCCTTTCAAGGTGTTGCATCTTTGGTAGGTGTTGAAAATGAAAAACTACAAGAAACATTCGTAAAACTACAAGCGGCCCAATCCGCGATGATGGGCATTGAACAGCTTCACAACCTAACTAGGAAGGAAAGCGCGTTGATGCTAAAAATTGTTGGAGCGGCAACAAAAGGCGTGACGGTTGACACGAATGCCAGCGTTGCCGCGCAAATACGTCAAGGAATTGCTACGAAAGCATTAACGTTTGCCACATCTGCTTATACATTAGTAGTTGGAAAAGGAACGAAAGCGATGAAATTGTTTCGTTTGGCAATGGTTTCAACGGGGATTGGTGCTATCGTTGTTCTGATCGGTTTACTTGTTGCGAATTGGGAATCATTCACGAATTGGGTTTCAAAATCTGCGACGGCATTAGGTGAATTCGCTGAAAAGTTTCTCCCGATTCGGGCATTTTTGGAATGGTGGACCGGTAAAACTTATGAACAAATGGAGGCAGAGGATGCCGCCATGAAGAAACGACGTGAGGCACAAAAGGAAATTGATCAGGCGCACGCAAAAAGAATGCAACAAATTCAGGACGAACTTGATGAGAAAGTCAAAGCGATTGACGGCACAATCACGGAACTTGAAAAAGAAAAGGCATTGCTTGAGGCGCAAGGTGAGGAATCTGCAAAAGTTACCGAACAGATATTGAATGAAGAACTTGCAAAGGCACAGGCAATATTCGATGCGAACAAACAAAAGATTGATTCGTACATTGAGTATTATACAAATTTAGCCGCCTTACGCGGTCAGGATATTGATGATTTCAAAAAATCCATGAAAGCGCAGGGAATTGATTTAGATAAATTACAACAACAGGCAAATGATTTACTTGAACAAAACGAATACAACGTTCGATTAGCAGAGGCACGAATCACAGGACTACGCAAAAAAGAATTTAAACAACGTGTCAAAGACAAAAAAGATTCATTCGATAAAGAACTTGAAGCCGAAGAAATATTTTTCCAGGAATCAACCGACAGTTGGTCTGAATACAGTCAGAACATAAAAGACAAAAACTTTATTTCGTTTGATGACATTGTCGATGATGAAGAATTCATGTCTGAAATGGAAATTCAGATGGAGGAAACGCTCGGCAAGTTCGATGAATTTGTTCTTGCAATTGGTCAGGCATACAAAAAAGGAATTGACAACATTCCTGATGAAATGAAGGAAATGCTTGGAAAGGTTCAGGAAGGCGTTGCGTTTGGACTGGATTCAATTAGACAAATCAACGACACGATGAACGACATTGGTGATCGCAGAATCGAAAATATTCAGGAAAACACACAAAAGGAACTTGATTATGAGAACGCAAAAAGAAACGAATCACTTCAGGAACTTGAAAAAATAAATGCTGTCAAATTAGAGAATGAAAATTGGACAGCCGAAGAACGTAAAAAAATAGAACAGCAGGCGGCTTATGATAAAGCAAAGATCGAATTTGAATCGGCGAAGGCTGAATATGACATAAAAAAGAAAGCGGCGCAGGAGGAAGATAAGATCGCCCGACGTCAATTCGAAAGAAACAAAGCGATCGCATTGCTTGAAATTGGAATCAATACAGCGCAGGCAATTGTCAAAGGGATTGCACAATTCGGACCGCCTCCATCACCATTAGGAATTGCGGCAATTGCAACAGCAGGAGGAATCGGAATCGCACAGGCGGCATTGGTCGCATCAAAGAAGTTCCAGGGTTCAGCCGGTTCGCTAACACCGCCAACATTTACGCCGCCGAATCTAGACACAGGCGACATCGGTAACAATACCGGAAACAATACCGGAGGAGGTGGAGGTGACGAAATCACAACCGACACAGATGCGCTCCTCAATCAAGGTCCGACAGTCGTGATCAGTCAAGTTGAAATTAACAAGACACAAAACGAACTTTCGAACATTGCGGATATTTCAACGCTTTAATTTTCCGATATTAAAATAACTTTAATTCTGTTTCTTTTATTCTTTGTTCCGCTATGTTAAAATACTTTTCGTCTTGTTCTATTCCTATGAATTTTCGGTTAAGGTTTTTAGCTGCCACTCCAGTAGAGCCACTACCCATAGTGAAATCTAAAACCGTTTCGCCTTCATTGGTGTAGGTTTTTATTAGGTACTCCATTAATGCTATTGGTTTTTGGGTTGGGTGTAATCTATCTTTATCAAAATTAAATTTTAGGATATTTTTAGGAAAAGCACCCTTATTGATATTCCTTTTAAATTCATAACCTATTTTAGATTTTCCTAAACTATTTTTTATTTCACTATGGACCTGTGAATTGTTTTTTTGTGGACCTGTGAATTGTGGGTTATATTGCATTTTAATTTTACTTGTAGTGGACGCTCCACCTAATGAAAAAACTATAATATCTTCTTGTTCTTTTATAGGTTGGCAAGAGGCTAATATAAAATTACCGTATCTGTTTTTAATCCACTTCCAATCATACTTATAATTCTTAATATTGCTGATTCTCAAAGCACTACTAAAAGGCTCGCTTCCGAATAAAACAATAGCACCATTAGGTTTAATGATTCTATTCAATTGCTCCCACATCAACTCGAAGTCAATTACACTATCCCATTTACAGGCGGTTGTTCCGTATGGAGGGTCGGTTATTATAGCATCTATACTTCCGTCTGGAATAGACTTCATTACTTCAAGGCAATCGCCTTTAAATAGTTGTGCCATATATTAGTTATTTTAACGTCAGGGCATACGCCTAGCTTTGGGTTATTATTTCGCGGATCAAACAAAAAGTCAATCGACCGCTTGTATCTTTTATTCATACAATCACGCACGCACCATTTTCCGTTGATTTGAGGGCTTGAAATTGATTCGACGACAATTGTATCACCGAAACGAAAAAAGCCTCGGAAAATGCTTGTATCGTAGTCGTGCAATTTCTGACGTTCTAAATCCCAAATCAAATCCCTGGACAAAGCGCACCATCTTAATTCACCATTTGCAAGTTTATCTAAATCAATTCGGCTACCGTCAGCAGTTGTCAACGGATCGTTGTCGCATTGACTTGTTTCAGGGTTGTAAGTCGTTGCTCTGTCTAAGTCAATAGGGGACTGGATGAATAGTGAAATGCAAATTGTGATTTTAGCGATCATCGTGTTTTGTTTAGTGTTTTTCTACTTGCTTTGTCTTAAATAAACTTTGATTGCGTGGCGTATCTCTGCGTTAACGCTTCTGTCGTTATCAGAAGCCAACCGAACTATCTGATTAAATAACTCGGTTGGCATTTCAATTAATTTTTTTTTCATGATCTTACCCTTTATATATTTTACCTTTACCATCACACGCAAAACAAACGCCATTGGAAACATAGTGATAATGTCCGATTCTTCCTTTCCCGTTACATCTCCCACATTTTCTATATTTTGCCGCTTCGATTGCTTCCTCTTTCTTTTCCGCTTCAATCTCTGCCTCTAACGCTAAAGATTCTGCTGTATGTGGTATGTCTCCACAACCTGCAAAAATTGCTTCATAATCAAAGTTTTTAATTTCTGCTTTTAATTCTTCGCTAATATTATTCATTCGTATATTGTTTAATTGTTTAACTGATACCAAATTTACACATATATTTTATATATACAATAAAAATAATAAAAAAGTTTTGTTTTGGATCAAATTAAATTCCAAATATCAACCAATTTCATTTTCGAATCCGCTTTGTCCTGAATCCAATTTCGGAAAATGGTTGATTTTGATTTTGCGATCAATTCGGCCTTTCGTGGGTTTCGTTCTGACCTGGTCCACCATGATTTCACGTCACCTGTTATTTGTTTCCATACCTGTTTTTTTTCTTCATCCGTTACCTGAATCAATCCCGATTCTGTGAATACCTGGTAATAATATAAACCGTCCAAATCCGTGAAGCATTCATTATAGTTGTTTCCTTTCATCAAATGTTCGTACTTTGATTTCATGTTCCGGAATGCATATTTCATCGCGTTTGATTTCTGTCTTTCCATAGTGTTAAGTTAAATTTTTGAATGTCGTTTTCATGCGACCAAAATGGTTTTTCATATCCAGGAACAGCAATTGATTTGTAAAACTTCGAAGCCTGACCATGCATTTCGTCATTTCTTTTCAAGTATTGTTCATAGTTCAGCAACTTGATCCGGCTATCAAACGAAAGGAATTTTGCAATCGTTGGCGTCGGATATTCGCAGTTATCAATGACATGATTCACGGCATCAATCAATTGCCGGTCCGTGAATCCTTTTTCTTTGATGCGTTCTGCAAATATTTCATGAAAACCATCGTGCAATGACGGGAATGATTGCTTAACACGTTTAACGGCCTTTATCAATCCTTGTGGTGTCAATTCGTCATTGTATGCAGACAGTTCGAAATGATCATTCTTTTTTGTCAGCGAATACCTTTGAATAGATTTCTGCAAGTCGTTCGTCGCTGACGGCTTGCTGGCTTGAATTAGTTCGTTGATTTTTTGCATTTGATTTGATTTGTTCATTAAACTTCACGACGTACATGATGCCGTTTTTGTCTTTCTGGCGTAGTTTGTTTAGGGATAAAAAGTTCTTGGCCCAAAATGGATCGTCACGCGTATTCCTGACAATATCGACAATATTTTCAAACGGTATCTTTTCGATTCGGTTCAGCTTGTCGATTGTGTCCTTCCATTTATCCGACTGTTTTTCATTTTTAGGATGAAGATGATCATCAAAATATTTTAGGCAGTCGTCAAACGTTTGCAAAACGTTCTGACTATATTCTTTATTTAAAGAATCATTTACATTAACATTATCATTTACGTTAACATTAACATTAACGGCTTCCACTTGCTTAGCATTTGCTTCCTTTTGCTTAGCATTTGCTTGACCACCTTTTCGACCTGCTTTTTTTCGCTTTTCTCTAATGTTATCCCACTTTTCCAAATCAGCTTTCAAAAGTGGCTTCATGTGACCGAATGCCATCTTAACAAGAAGATTATCTGTTTCGGGATTTTCATCATTGACATACGATAAAACGTGCTTCAATAATGCACCGGCATCCGCATCAGGCATTTCTCGAATCATATTTATCCAATCTGAATAAAATATGAATGTTTTTTTTCCTTGTGCCATACTGAATAAAAAAAGCCCGATAAATCCGGTAGGGGTTCAAGCTACTTTCATTATCAGGCTTATTAATAATTCCTTTGATCACCTTATTTTGAACCCGTGACCGTTTTACAAATATAATGATTATTTAAACATATCAAACTTTAAACCGTTAGTTTTTAGTAAAAGTTTAACTTCGCTAAATGATCTAGTCCCCATATTTCTAAATCGAATTACATCATTAGCTTTGTACCTAGCAAGGTCCCCTAAAGTTTTGACCTGATGACATCTCAATACATTGAATAATCTAGTACTAATATCGAGATCGACAATTTTTTTTTCAAGTGCGGGATTGAAATAACGTGTCACATCGTTTTCCGCTTCATTAATTTCGCTCTTAATCTGAGCCAAATACTTTTTAACTGTCACTAAAGCATCTAAATACTGTCCATCTGTTACCATGTTTTAAATTTTAATTGTTTATATTAATATAATAATGATTATTTTTCAATCCTGCGTTCGAACTTAAACAATCCCCAAAGAATGGAAAACGATTTTGTTACAAAATCATGATTGAATTGAATTGATTGCGTTGTGTGTTGTTTTTCAATTACCGGATTAAGATTAGATTTTTGATTATGTTCTTCTATGTATGCAGGAACATCATCAGCATTGTATCTTTTTTTAGGTTTATGAACTACCGTTGATTTATATTCAATTTTGTGTTGGTTTTCAGATTGTTCACGTTCAGCCTTTTTTTGCTGTTGATATTTAGTCATTTGCAATCTTAATCCCACAGCCATTTCCAAAGTTGGTTCAATCGTGTTCCATTTATATTTGTAATTTCTTTTGGTTCCAGAGCGTTCAATCAGTTTGTGTTGGACCGCGCATAAAATGAAGTTGTGTGGAACGTTTCGTTGACTTTCGAATTTTGTTGCATGAAATTGATCGGTACATTTTAATAATTGATGCAAATCTTTCAAAGCGTGAAAGTACTTCTGTGTTATTTTTTGTTTACTCATCTTAATTTTTTTAGTTAGTAATTAGGACAAATATAATAATAATTATAACAAAACCAAAAAACCAACATTTTTTGAATTCACTAATCTTTTAAACATGAAGCGACCTGTTTACAGATTAGCCATTGATGAAATGACGGAGGGCATGGATTTCATGGCCTTAGTTGATGCACCTGCACACGGTAAAGCATGGACCACGATGTCCAAAGCACCTAGAGAAGTTGCCGTTAAAACGATGTTCAACAGCGAAAAGCAAATTGTCACAGGTGTTGCAATCGCCACGAATTTATTGATTTATAGACGTGATCCTGACGGTTACGAATACGACGTTTATCTGTCAAAACAAGACACGTTCGAAATCATGAAGAAATTCGCAAAAGGTGGCTATCACAACAACGTGAACCTGATGCATGATGCAGGGAAGAAGGTCCGTGATGCTTACATGATCGAATCGTATTTCGTATGGGATAACAAACAGAACATCCCTGAAGCGTTTAAAGATCAGAACTTGCAACCAGGTTCATTGATTTTCTCCTATTGGATTGAATCAAAAGACACATGGAATTTTGTCAAGGAACACGGAACAGGTTTCAGCTTGGAAGGGTGGTTCAATCAAATACCTGTCAAATTTACAAAGGAAAACCAAAAACAAAATAAAATGTCAGAAAAGAAAAAAAGTCTTTTCGAGCGTTTAGGATTCGGAACGTCCGAACCAAAGCGCGCGGAATACGATGCAAAGCATAAATATGCGGAGGCAGTCAACACAGACGGCGATACGGTTCAATGGGACGGTGATCTTGCTGAAGGTGTTTCAATCTTTGTAGTTCCTGCGGAGGGTGAACCAATTCTAGCACCAGAAGGAGAAATGACCATCGACATAGACGGTGAAATGATCTTGATTAGTGTTGACGAAAACGGTGTGATCACATCGGTTGAGGGCGTAGTTCAAATGGCTAATGTAATGAGAATTGATGGTGTTGCCATTTATTATGAAGGAACTGAATTAATTGAGGGTACTGCTTTGTTTTTAGACGAAGCAATGACAGAACCTGCGCCAGATGGACCACACGATTTAGAGGGTGGTATTTCAATTGTTATCGAAGACGGCAAATTGGTTTCTATTGAAGAAGTGGAAGAACAAGAACTTGCAGAGGTTGAAGAAGCGATGAAAGCAATGCGCGCGGAATATGAAACAAAATTCAGCGCACAAAAAGAGGCGTTCGAAGGTCAAGTGAAAACGCTTGCATCTGAAATTGAAGAACTACGCGAAGCGGTTGAAAGACTGTCAGAGCAGAAAGAGGCTAAAAAAGCAAAATCAACACATTCCGGAGGATGGAGAGCGTTGAGAAAATAAACAAAAAGTAAAACCAAAAAAACAGAAAAAAATGAAATGGAAGTTTGCAAAGTTCTCATTGAAGAACAACGTATTGAAAGCGACATTCTCCAAAAAACATGAATTCGATTATGATGTTTCGGATTTAGGGACGTATGTTGACGAGCAGTCAGAAGAAGTGATGCAGGACCTGATTAACGCAGGTAACATCAAAAGCCGAATTAACGTGATGCAAAACGTTAAAGGTTCGGAAGAAATCAAATTGATCAATTCAGATCCGTCATTGCAAGCGGCTTCATCTTGTGGATGGAATGCCAGCGGTGGAATGATCTTAACTGATGTTGCAATCAGCACAGTTCGTGTTAAGATTCAGGAAGAGTATTGCAACGAGAACCTGAATGAAACATGGGCGCAAATCATGAACGCAGTCGGAGCGAATGCACAAGACGAAACGCCGCCATCGTTCGCTGATGCAATGCTTTCATATTACCAAATGAGAGCGCAGGAGTTAGACGAAAACTTGATCATGAACGGGGACACAGCTTCACTTGATTCAAACCTTGTTTTCTACGATGGATTTGCGAAACAATGGGACAATGACGGAGATTTAAACGTTGCGTATTCGACTGAAACAGCGATCACAGCCTCAAACGGATTCGACGTATTGAAAGAGATTTATAATGCGATGCCTACAATTGTGAAACGTCACAAGGACACAATCGGTGCGGAAATCATCTGCGGATTTGAAACGGCACAATTTGCACTTGATCAGATTTATAATGACAAGGACTACGCATCTAGTGTTGATGTTGTTCGTGAAAACGGTGAAATCATCTTCACGTTACCAACTACAAACATGACGGTTCGTTCAATTCCTCAACTTGACACAACGTCGAAAGTTTACGGAGTTTGTCACGGTTATATGTTCTATGCAACAGACCTGGAAAACGACAAAGACGGATTCACTTGGAAATATTCTGATTACGATGAGAAATTGAGATTTGGCGTGAAATGGAGAACGGGGGTTGCGTATGTATTCCCTGCATATTTCACTAGATTGAGATTGACACCGACATCATAAATCATTTAACGGGGGCGATTCAGTTCGTCCCCCATTTATTCACCATTAAAAAAAATAGAAAATGATTACTATTGATGATTATGTAAAATCGTGCGAGAGAGAGAACGGAGGCGTTGAGCGCGTTGTAGTTGCTGAACTTTGCAAGATCGACCAAGACAACACAACCTTGACAGGTCGTGAAATCACAGCGATTGCAATGACAACAGGGAATCAGGCGTACACCTGGACACCTGACATCGAAAGCGCAGTATTTACCGACAACGGAACAGGCGACAGATCGAACAATTCGGTTTTCAGAACGCATACGGGAATGGTCATGTTCAAAGAGGACACCGACATCGTTGCGAATATGGACGAAAATTTGGGACGTTCGACGGGGCTTGTTTTCTTTGTTAAGTATTCGACACCAGCAGGAAACAGCACGAAATGGAAATGTTTTGGATTTGCAAACGGGTTGACCGTTACAACATCGGAAGCATCAACAGGGCAGAATTACGAGGATTTAAGAGGCCATACAATGAACTTTGAAGGAAAGGAATTGACTCGCGCCTTGAATATCGATCAGGCTGATGTATTGGCTTTATTAGTGCCTGTATCATAAAAAAATACCTTCACCAACATAAAGAACGGGAGCAGGCATAAGTCCGTTCCCGTTTTTTTGTTTAAATTAGAGGCTATGAAAGTAAAAAAGAGCGCAATCGGTGCAAGTATATTCAGCAGTAAGATCGGGCGGTTCACAGTTAAGGAATCGCACGCAGATTTGTTGTTCAGAATAGGCCGCACCGATTTATTAGAGGGCTTGCCGAAGCCAAAGAAATTAGAGGCAAAAAAACCAACTAGAAAAACGGTCAAAAAAGATGCTGATAATCAGTAAGGCAACAGCGAATAAATTGAATGTAGTTTGTGATGACATTCTAACTTTGACGGATCCCGTTTATTTATGGCGGTTTGTCAATAAGACAACACAGATCGAAAACTTGATTGAATTGGAAAATCAACTTCCATCAAATCCGCGTTTTGATCAATTCAATTTAACTTTGCCGACTGACTTGGACCTTGAATCGGGTGAATACGAATGGTACGTTTACCAATCGCCTTTGACGGGTGACACGGACTATTCAAGCATGAATTTATTGTCATCGGGTGATTTGCGTGTTCAATCTGATTTAGATCAAGGAACAGCATACACACCGACAGCAGGCCAAAACTACGAATACAATGGATAAAAGAAACGTTCAAATGTTATCGGTTAAGAAATCGAACATTCCACAACCGTTAGAAAACGACGACAGGAAATTGGAAGTCCTGAAATGGGGTAAATACAACGAGTATCCATATTATTTGAAATATTTGGCCGATGCGAATCCGATTCATGGGGGAATTGTGAAATCAAAAGTGCATTATACAATTTCTGGCGGTTTGGAATATGAAGGACCGAATCAATCCGCATTTGATTTATTTTTCAAAAACAGAAAACAAGACCATCACACAAAGAATTTATTTGAAGTCATTCGGTGTTTATCACAAGACTTCGAAAAATCAAACCTATTTGCGGTCAAAGTTGTTTTTAACGCAGTAGGTCCAAAGAAATACAAAAAAATTGAACATATTCCGTTTGAACAGATTCGATTTGAAATCGCATATGACGACGAATCTAATGTTTATTTGACGGGCAACATACGCACGGCGAAAGATTGGACAGATCCGAAAACGATTTATAAAACTTTGAATCCTTACGATTCAAACGATCAGGAACAGCGCGAATGTTATGTTTTGTTTCAGGAGGAAACCGGCGAAACGCTTATCCCTGGAACACGAAAAAAAGTCAATCCGGGATGGTACCCGTCACCTGTTTACGCAGGCGCAATCACGGACATCGATACGTTGATTGAGATCGGTGTTTACAACAATAGCGAGATTCACAACGGATTCAGCTTGGGAACGCTGATTTATTTGGCAAATGGACAGCCGAAAAACGATGATGATCAACGTCAATTGGAAATGGATTTGAGCCAATCATCAACGGGAGGCTTGCAAGCAGGTCGATCAATGGTCGTTTATGGCAATGGTCAAGACATGAAGCCGCACATTGAAAGTTTACAAGGAAACAACCTGCCTGACAGATATGCCAATTCAAAGAAAGGATCAGAGCAGTCGATAATCTATGCTCATGAAGTTGTGGTCCCATCATTGTTTGGAGTAAATCAGGAGGGATCATTCAACGCATCTGAACTTGAAATCGGTTATGCAATCATGCAGGCCAATTATTTCGAAGGCCGTCGAATAACGATTCTATCCGTTTTGAATTGGATAATGAATGAAATCGCAGGGATTCAAGGTGTTTTGACATTTGGTAAGGTTAATTTGAATTTGCCAAAGGAAGAAGAACGGCCCGCGTTTATTATCGAAAAGGAAAAGGAGCGCGAACAGAAGATGAAGGAACACGACGTTATTTTGGAACGTCTTAGGGGATGCGGTGAAAGCCGTGATAAGTTCAACATCATCGAATCGTTTTCAGGCTATGACAAAACAAAGGATGATTTGATCGAACTTGCAAAAAGTAAATTTGCAACTTTATCCGACAACCAACAGCAGGCGTTGAACCTTATTGAAGAAAATCAAGGATTTAACGAAATTCGAAAAGCATTGGACGTAAGCGGACGAGAATTGGCGCAGATTTATCAGGGATTAATCGGAAAGGGATTGATCACGAAATCGGGACAGGTAACGACAGAAGGACGGCGACAGATTGCAATCAATGACGTTGAATCGATGACCATCATGTACGAATACAGATTGAGGCCTGCGCTTGCATCGAGGGGAGAGCCTGATGATTTAGGAGAAGGAAGAACGCGCGACTTTTGCAGAACGCTAATCGGATTGAATCGCCTATACACTAGGGAAGATATCGCAATGATTTCAGGGGTTGAGGGTTACGATGTGTTCGCATATCGTGGCGGTTGGTATCATAACCCGAACACAAATAAAAACGAACCAGGTTGCCGCCATGAATGGTCGCAGGTTGTCACATTTGGAAGGAGATAAAAAATGGCAGGACTAGATTTCACATATTTTCTGACCGTCGCAGTTTGGGGCGAGTACGGATTCACAGACATCAACACGGATACAAAAAAACTACTTCCGATCATTCGGGCAGTACAAAGAACGAGAATCGAACCCGTGATTGGTACGATGTTATATAATAAGCTCGTGACCGACATCAAAGCGAGTTCGGTGACGGGATTATACAAGGACGTTTTGGAAGATCACATCATCCCAACAATGATTGCATACTGTGACTACAAAGCGACATGGCACACGACGAATCAAATAACGAACAAAACAACGGGAAAAAACAACGATCAGAACATCAGCGCAAATGATCGAGAGGCGAACAACAATTTGAGAAATGAACTGATCAAGGATGCGAAACAATACGAGAAAAAGTTGAAAGCATGGTTATGTGATAACTGGGAGGAAGTTCCCGAATTGAATGAATCGCCTGAAGCCGATCAGATTAAACAAACGTTACCAGCAGACACGAACGATTCGCATGATTATTTTGGAAGTATTTCGATAATATGACACCGAACAACAAAACAAAAGAGAAGGTCAAAAAGGCCGCAAAAAAAATAAAAGATAATGTCAGTAAACGCAGACGTAACACTTCGCAGAGTATTATACGAATTGAATCAATGGGCTGATAATCATTCGATGATCAATCAGTTTTGGGGATTTGGTGAGTTTTTACAGGTAACGTCGGAGAATCGACGCAATTATCCTGCAATGGTTGTGAATGTTTTGAATGCGCCTTCTGAAACGTGGTATTTCAACTACAATTTTGAAATCATGGTCCTGGATTGGATGCAAGACGACCAATCTAACCGAAAACGTGTAATGAGCGATACACGACAGATATTAAACGACTTGGAAGAAACCATCAGTTACTCGAACAGATGGCAGGATTTCAGCAAGATTCAAGGGCAAATCAATTGTCAACCAACTATTCAAAAGGGCCGTGATAAGTCATTCGGATGGATTGCATCATTCACGTTGAAAGTCAAAAAAAGACACGGGATTTGTGATTTGCAAGCGTTACTACCTGAATACGATTTTGAAACGGGAACGATCACGGGCGTCAGATGCGAGCCTGTTTCCATTTATGAGAATGATATCCTAGTCGATGAGGTTGCAAGCGGTGGCGAATACAGATACACTTCCAGTTCCTACGATTACGATTTATTTTTCGACGGTGTAGACACAGGCGAGAATGTAACGGTTGACGGTACGGATATAATTATAAATTTAAGATAATGCCAACAATAAACATACAAGGAAATATAGTCACTCAAACGGCGGCGGAATGGGCAGTTGATTCAACGGTTTATTCCAACAAAACTATCCTAGTCACTTCTGATTTGTTCTATTCATCAACCGATCAGCCCCGCTTTAAATTCGCAAATGGTACGGATGTCTGGAGCGATTTAGATTATATCCCTGAATCAATCGCAAGCGGAGTTGACACGGTAACGGGTGACGGTGTAGGAGGTACGGCTACAGATGTAGTAATGACTTTCCCAACGCCAGCGGAGATAGGAGCGAAAGCAGACTTTACAGAAAACACGGCTTTTAATAAAAACTTTGGTGCGG